TTTTTATTTTTAGTAAATTCAAATAATTATTATTTGCATTTTATTCAAAAATATGACAATATATATTTTTTTAAATAAATAAAAAATTAAATTAAACCTATTTTTTATAATAAAATAAACAAATGATTATAAATTATTATCATTATTCATCAATAAATGTTTCATATACCATAAAGTACATAACCTCAAATTCCGCATTTTTGTATTTTATTCGAATATTCTTTTTTTAAAATTTTGACTTAAAGAAATACAAACAATAATTATTTGCATGTATCTCCTCCCTTCACAAACTAATTATATGATACATATTTTAAACATCTGTTCTTTTTTTGCGATATAACCCCTAACGTAGTTTTAAAGGGTTATCATTTTTATACCCCCAAAAAATAGCTTAGGGGGTATGTAAAACAATTATAACTGTTTTAAAATGATGAATTTAAATATTTTAACGATTATAAATGATGATAATAGTTTATTATTATTATTATTTATTAAAAAAAGAGTATTATACTATAATATTTAGAAATGAATCCACAATAAAGCCAATAAGCCAAAAATATAGCCTTAAATCAAACATTGTATATTTTGCAGGGGGGTAGGGTCTTTCTATATTTTCTATATATATTTATACCCTTTCTCATATAAATAAAGTTTGTGTTTAGCCTGGATTTTTTGGCTTCTTGGCTTTATTTTGGATTCATTCTAAAAATATTTTTAATTTGTAATACTAATTAAAAATGTCGTAATTAACTTTTTTTTAAAACATCATCATTTTTAACATCATCATTTTTAACATCATCATTTTTAACATCATTATTTTTAACATCATTATTTTTAACATTATCTTTTTTAACATTATCTTTTTTAACATCATCATTTTTAACTTCTTCAACTTTTATTTTAATTCCAATATAACACCACTTATTTTTAAAGGGTCCTTTACTTTGTATTTTCTTTTTAAAACAATTCATTGCATTCAATTCGTTTTTAACAACCCCTTTATCATGATTTTCTAAAATATCATTCATATCACTTACTAAAATAATATCATTTGAATCATTTGTAACATGGAATCTTTCGTTTATATCGTTTATAAGTTTATTATCATTATCACAATCAGAGTCATTAATAATAGGCACAGCTTCTTTTTTATAATTCATATATATCAACATTACAATAGCATTCATCCAAGATTCACACTTACATTTTTTTTTAATATCTGGGTCAGCCATTCTGTATCTTTTCATTTCGTTATCACTTCTATTCTCTTCTTTCATTATATTAATCTCTTTTTGTGTTTTAAATTGATTGACGGAGTTAAATTCGATTCTTGTTACAGTATCACATGATAAATAAGAATTTCCTTTTATATAAAAAGTTGTATCAATAAATATTGTTGTATCTACACGATCATAATTCCTCTTACCAGTAATGGGGTCACCTCCACCTGTAATTCGTTTCCATAGAGCCCCGTTTAAAACTAAACCTTTTTTAGCATCAGGTGTTTCTTGGTTAATCGACAACCTTGTAAATTCATGGTCTAATATCCAATAATTCTTTTTGGATGAATCAATAATTTCTAATCCAGATGTTTTTCTACAAGATAATAAATGACTTAATTCGAAGGGTTTCACATAATCACCAAAACCATTTTTCAAAAGAGCATATTCCACACCTTTCCCTGAATTTCTGCTTGATAGATATGTCCCCCATCTTTTATCTTCATTATGTCCTGCCAAAGCTCTTGATAAAAAATGTAAAGCGGTATCAGTTTTTTCACCATATGATGCTTCAAAAATATTTGTTCTAATTATATTAATTACATCTAAATCAGGTTTATCAAAATAATCCTTAAAATCACGGTTAATTTTCACAGTGCTATAAATATCAACAGCATCTTCCCAATATATAAATTTTCTTTCAATAAAGTCCAATACTCCATCATTAAAACATATTTTATTTTTTGTTGTATCATGAAATTTAATATATAATGTTTCATCATCATTTTCAATAATTACTTTAGTAACAAGTAATTTTAAAATATTTTCACATTTATTATAATTCTGTGCAAAAGGTATTAATTTAAAAGTATCATTCTTTAAATAAATCTTGCTACTTGATATATAATTTCTAAGATATAACTTAATAAACATATCATCATCAGACCATATATTAGAGTATTTATAGAATAGACGCCCTTTGAAAGATAATAATTTGTCTTTTAATAATTCATATATATAATTAGCAGCTTCTTTTTCAGATTCACAAAATATTTTTTTATTTTTATTATATTCTTCCTTGATTTTTTTCTTTTTATTGTTTAATAATAAATTATATTTTTCATTATCATCTTTCATAGCATATCTTATTAATGTTCCAATATTTACACCATTTTTTTGTTTTTTACAACTTTTCCAAATTTTATCACATTCATTTTTATTATATTTATTACTTCTTGATGAAAAATTATGAAATATATTAATACTACAACCAATATTTTTTAATATGCAACAAATTTTAAACCATGTATCATAATTATCAGATTTATCATGATCTAAACATTCTAAAATATCCTCAACATCATCAATGCCCAATTTAATCTTGATTTTTTTATAATCTTCATCATTATCAACTACTTCATTTTTATCATAAGTATTTTCATTATTATCAATTGATTCATCCTCATCATCAGTTTTATCAGTTTCATTATCATAATTAATCATATCTTTTAAATTATCCAATTCTAAAATTTTTTTATCAGTATTTATCATTGATAATGGAGCATATGACCATCCATTACATAATAATTCAATATCATTATTATCATTAAATTTATATTTTTTACATCCTTCAATTTTATATTTTGAATCAATAAATATATGGCGTCCATATGATTTTGTCATTGACTTGAAATATGGATATTTCTCCATCATAATATCATAACAATTATGATAATATGGAGTATCAATATCGACATGATATATATTACTTGTATCAATCATTATACAATTAAACAAATCCTTATATTTTTCATCATATATTAATGATTGCCTCTTTTTAACTGTTTCAGGTTTATTTTTAAAATCATTGCATGTAGGATATCCAAAATTATAAAATTCATGATTGATTTTATCTAAAACTTTATTTTTTTTAATTTCACCATGAAGAATCTTTCCACTATCTGTAAATGTTAAATGTCCGGGCATCCAATCAATATTATTATTTTTGCAAAACTCTATAGTAGAATTATTAAATATTTCAAAATTTCCTATAGAAAAATTTGATTTTTCATATTTTTCAAGAATTAAATTATTCTCGTTTAAATTTTCTAAAAAATTATCTTTGTTTATATTGAGTATTCCCGTACTCAATTTTTCTTCTGTGAGAGTTAAACTGGTCATTTATACTCTAACAATAGATAAAAAATATCATTTTAAAACTAAATTAAATTTAATTATATTTAATTATATTTAATCTTTCATAATATCAATAATTGTTATATCATTTTTTAAATTAGATTCTACTAATTTTTTCTCTTTTCTTTTCAAATAATATTCATGTTTCTTTTTCTTCTTTTCATCATCATATTGATTTCTGTGTCTCTCATTTATCTTCTCTCTATTTTTTTCACTATAAATTTTACTATAGCCTCTTTCCCGGTTTAATTGAATTATTTTTTCTTTATTCAATGCATAATTTTTCCGATTAAATTCTCGGTTATATTCTAATTTTTTTTGTCTTCGTAGCTCTTTTTTATCAATAATATCATCATTAATATCTTTTTTTTCATTATTTTCATCAATAATATTATCATCATTATCTTTTATTTTTTCAATATTATTTTCATCATTATCTAAATTTAATTTTGATAATTCATCCATATATATATATATTTTTTATTTTTTAAATTAAAAATTCAAATTCAAATAAAGGGTGTAAATTAAAAAATCAATTAAAATACAATTACATATATTTTTTAAAATTAAATTAAAAAATATATTACTATACAAATAACATCAATCATTTTTAATGTTTTATTTATTTACATCAAGAAGTATTTTATTTATCATGAACTATCTATTCATTCAATTCCGCGTTTTTGGTTCTTATTCAAATATTTTTTTTGTATATAAAATCAATACATATTTTAAATTCCTCTATTTTTATTTTTAGTAAATACAAACAATAAATATTTGCATTTTATTCAAATATATGACAATATATATTTTTTTAAATAAATAAAAAATTGATTATAAATATTGGTTAAAAAATATAATATATAATGCTTCAAAGAGAGTTTCGTTATTACCAAACTGAAGCTGATAATGCTATTTATGATGACTTAATTAATAAAAATAATGATAAATGTATTGTAAAAAAATTTTGTGGTACTGGTAAATCACTATTAATGCATAAAATGAAAATAATTAAAAATAAACCTTTAGTCGTTTATGTTTTCCCTACACTTGGTCTTATTCAACAATTTTATGATGACTATTTAAAACATGATTTTCCGAATAAATATATTCTTAGAATTTCTTCTGATTCTGATAATGGACAGGACTCCACTACTAATAAAAATGATATTGAACATTTTTTAAATTATACTAATGATAAAATTATATGTATTACATATCAAAGTTTTAGTACATTATTATCAAATTTAAATAAAACAGAAATTGATGTTTGTGTTTTTGATGAAGCTCATCATGCCGTTGGTGAGGTTTATCAAAAACTTATTTTTGAAAATAATAAATGTATTAAACAAGTATTTCTTAGTGCAACACCTAAAAATGCGAATGGTATTATTATGTATGATAAAGAGAATTTAGATGATTGTATGTGTGGTAATTTAGTTTATGATTATTCTTATTTAAGAGGTCTAAATGATAATTATTTAAACCCATTTGATATACGTATTGATATGTATTCCGAAAATACAAATAAATCTATTTATGAAAGTATTGCTCGTTCAATATTAATTACAAATAATACACGTGTTCTAACTTTTCATTCCGATGTAAATACAAGTAGAAATACTTCTGCTAAAAATTTTGTGAAACCAACATTATTCAAACATGTATTTAATGAAATTTTAGAAAATGAATTTCCACTTAAAAAAAATATCTTTAAAAAAATGTCGTTTGTTTGTTTAGATTCAAGTATTAAAACAACAGACCGTAAAAGTATCCTTAAAAAACTTGATGATACACCTAATGATGAAATTATGATTATTTCTTCTTGTGAAACAATTGGTGAAGGTATCGATACTAAAAATGCTAATATGTGTGTTTTTGTTGATCCTAAACAATCTTTTGTTAAAATTATTCAAAATATTGGTCGTATTGTTAGAAAACAAGAATATAAATCTACTATTTTAATTCCTTGTTGGGTTGATAAAACAAAATATTTAGAATGCAATGGTAATAGAGAAAAATGCGATGAAGTTATTCGTGAAGATATGAATAAAGATGGTAATTTCAATGGTATTTTAAATGTTTTAAGTGCATTAAAACAAGAAGACGAAGACTTATATGATATATGTCTTAATTATCCAAGTACATATACTCCTCAAGAAATTAAGGATAACTTTAAAAAACAAGGGTTTATTCTTGAAGAACCTATTAATGAAGGACAACTTCTTGACACTATTCAATACTCATTTGAACAAATAAAAAAAGAATTTAATATTGAAGACTACCAAATTGATATACCCCCTTCTGATGTAATTATGCAAATTGCTGAAGACAATGATGTTTGTATTGAAATTCATAATCCATCTTTGGAAAATCCTGTTGAAAAATATGGCTCAAATAAAAATAATATTATTTCATTGTTTAAAAATGAAAATGATATATATCAACCAATTGTTCAAATAAAAAAAGAAGATAAAAGAAAACCAATTGATACACCCAAACGAAAAAAAAATGTTAAAGTTGATGTTCATTTAAACCCTGATATTAAAGTTTTATGGAATATTGTTGATGATTTTGACATAAACGAAGATATTCGTAATTGTATTATTGATTGTCAAATTTCTTTTAGAACAACTCATTGGAAACAACAATTGAAAAATGTCAAAGATTATATGGATACATATCAAAAATCACCTTCTGTATCTGACAAAAAAAAAGATATCAAAACGTTAGGAACTTGGTTAGGTCATCAAAAACAGAAATATGACAATGATATTGAAAAATGTAAAGAGAATATGAAGAAGAAAGATATATATGATTTATGGACTGACTTTATTCAAGATGATAAATACAAGATATATTTTTCCAAAGAAGATATTTGGAATCAACATTGGAAACAACAATTGAAAAATGTCAAAGATTATATGGATACATATCAAAAATCACCTTCTGAATCTGACAAAAAAAAAGATATCAAAACGTTAGGAACTTGGTTAGGTCATCAAAAACAGAAATATGACAATGATATTGAAAAATGTAAACAGAATATGAAGAATAAAGATATATATGATTTATGGACTGACTTTATTCAAGATGATAAATACAAGATATATTTCAATAAGAAATCTACTAAAAAATCTATGGTATTACCAAATATTAACCCACAAAAAAAAGAAAGCAATGAAGAAAAAAGAGAAAGAATATCTTCCGAAATATCAATTTTACATCAAAAATATAAAAGTATGAATTCAAAGAATCTTCATAAAGAATTTCATGAAAATCCAGAATTATGGACAAAATATCATGAAATTTCTGAAGAAAATGAGAAATCATTTGAAGAAGAAGAAATTCCTCGTAATCGAATAATACAAGAATTATGTAAATTAAAAACAAAACGTCCTTATTCTGTCTTTGATTTAGGTTGTGGTAAAGCACATATATATGAGCATTTTAAAGATGATAAACGTTTTAATTTTACAAATTATGACCATATTTCATCAAATACGAATATAAAAGTATGCGATATATCAAAAACACCAGATGAAGATGACTCTGTTGAAATATGTATTTTAAGTTTAGCATTATGGGGTTCAAATTGTATTGATTATATCAAAGAAGTACATCGACTTCTTGCCTCTCATGGAACATTATTTATTATTGAACCAACGAAAAGATGGTCTGAAAAAGACGAACAAAATAATATTATTCAAGGTTCTGAAGCATCAAAATTAAAAGATATATTAAAAGAAAATAATTTTCAAATTTTAGAAGAAAATATTCAAAAATTTAGTTATTTCAAATGCATTAAAATATAAAATTAAATTAAACCTATTTTTTATAATAAAATAAACAAATAATTATAAATTATTATCATTATTCATCATTAAAAATTTCATACACCATCAAGTACATAACCTCAAATTCCGCGTTTTTGTATTTATTCAAATATTCTTTTTTGCATGCAAATCAATACATATTTTAAATTTATGTATTTTTTATATTTTATAAATTCAAATAATTATTATTTGCATCTTATTCAAATATCATATTTATTTTAAATTTTTTTTATTAAATATATTTAAAATAATTAATTTAAATATATTTAAATGAAATATCAATGTTATAAATGTAATAAAGAGTTTATTCAAAAATCATATTTAACAACCCATTTAAATAAAAAATTTGATTGTGATAAATGTCATGTTAATTTTTGTAGTCAATATGCTTATGTAAATAATAATTATATACATATAAATGATTATATTAAAAATAAAAAAGATAATATTAAATGTTCAAGAGGTCATGAATTAGTAATGGTGCAATGTAATGTGAGAAAAAACCATTTCAGACATAAAAATTTAAATGATGTTTCCGGATATCCTATGAGTGATTGGCATATTAAATGGCAAAGTTATTTTCCAGTTACTGAAGTAGATTTTAAAAAATTTAATGATATACAAATTAAAAATAGAAGAGCAGATATTGTAATTAAAGAATATAATATTATTATTGAAATTCAACATAGTTTAATTGATGATTCTAATGTTATTTGTAGGGATAATGATTATAAACAACATAATATGAATTTAATTTGGATTATTGATGGAAATACTCAAGATATAGAGTTAGAAGAATTATCAACTGGTAATTTTTTAATTATATTTAATCAAGACTGGAAATATAAATCTTTTTATCATACATATGATTTTGTTTTATTAGATATTCATGATAAATTATTTAAAATACCTGTTAAGAAGGTTTGTAATAATATGATATTAGTTAAAGAATATATAAATATTGATATTGTTGTAGAAAATTTATTACATAATCCTAAAAATATTTGGAATTTATGGAAAGATGATAATGAAATAAAATCTACATTAAGAATTCAACAAAAAGGTGCTGGTAATGGTAAAACATATGGTATTTGGAAATCAATCTCCTTAAATTGTGATAAAGATTTATATATTATTGTGACAAAACAACATACAGCAAAAGAAATTATTAAAAATGAATTAGATGAACAAGCAGAACGAAATGAATTTCATATTTCTGATAATATGATTGAAATTTTAGATAGCAAATATGGAAAACAACTTATTGTAGAATATACACATAAATATTCTAAAAGAGAATGCTTTGTCATAATTGGTACAATTGATTCATTTATATATAATATTTCTGAGTCTAATAATACAAATTCAAATTTTTTTGAAGGTTTATTAGATAATATTATTCAAAATGGTTGTACAAAAATAAAAGATGAAGGTAGTATTAGATATGGTGGAAATTCAATAAAATTAAATAAAAAAACTGAATTATGGATTGATGAAACTCAAGATTTGAATGAAAAATATTTATTTTCTATTACAAAACTGATATTAAATACAAAAATTGATGTTGTTTGTGTGGGAGATAAATTACAAAGTTTAGAATTTGAAAAAAACTTTTTAACAACCTTAGAAAATGATAAATTACCTAATATTAATGTTATTTATGAAAAACCCAGTAATATTAATCGTCGTATAAAAGTTAAACATATGACAAAAAATATTAATGATATTATTAATTTCAATAAATATAATGTACCGGAAATTTCATATGAAAATGAAGATAACTTAATTGATTATGGTTCTAAAGTTATGGAATTCATTGAAAATGAAAATGATGAACAAATCTATGCTAATGATAATGATTTAGAAAAAATTGATAAATATATTAATAAAATTATGTCATGTGTTGATTATGAAGTAAAAAAACATAATTATAAACCTGAAAATTTTTTATTTATATTCCCTGTAATGAAAAATAACCCTATTGCTACGGAATTAGAAACAAAATTAAATGAATATTGGATTAATCATTTATCAAATAATGATAATACATACAAACAATATGCTGTACTACATAAACACGAAGAAGGTCAAATTATTGATACAACAACATCTAAGTTTTCATCAAGACTAATGTCTATTCGTGCCTCTAAAGGAGACGGTCGTGAAGTTGTTTTTATTTTAAGTTGTAATGAAAGAATGTTAAAATTATGTAGCAAAGGAGAAATAAACTTAATATATGAATCTCATTTACATGTTGCTTTAACAAGAGCAAAAAATAAAATATATTTTGGATTAAATAAAATTAATGATGAAATTCATAATAGATTTAGTAAATTGGGTTATATAGAACATAGACCAATTATAAAAACATCAGTACAAGATAGTACAATTTTAAAATATATAAACAACGAAACTATTGTTAAGTTATTAAAAAATAATAATATAAAAATAAATGAAAATGATAACGACAATAATAAAGATATTGAACAAATTATTGATTGGGAATATCATTGTATAAGACATGCTATTTATTTTCAATATGCTATTTTTAAAATTTTAAAAAAAAATAAGAATAATTCTAATTTTAATAAATCACAGCTAAAACATATTTTAAATTATGTAAATAATAAATTAAGTATTATAATTCAAGATCCAAAAGAGTTTTATAAAACTTTAAAATTAGCATCTGGACCTGATAAAAAATTAGAAGTAATTCCTTTATGTAGATTATCAGGAAAAGATATATATGAATATTATTGTGTTGAAATTAAAAAAATTATGAATAATATTCAAGATAAATATAAAAAAAATAATTTATGCATAGTTAATTTTGACCCATTAGAAGCTGTCATTCAATATTATATGATTGAATTATTTACAAAAAAAAAATATATTGATACAACACCTTCTATAATTTATAATATATTTGATTCTTATAATAAATATGAAGATACTAAAATTAAAAATTTATTAGAAGAAAGTAAAAATATAAAAGATATTATAGATAACTTGTTTAATCATATTCTTAATGAATTTACTAATATTGAATGGAATATTGAACATATAATTACGTTTGATCGTGGTACAGATTATTATAATATTTACAAAAGAAATATACCGATTATTGGGTATGATCAAAATCATGTACATCATATTGTTTTCAAAACTGATTTAAATTCTTTAAATTTCTTAGATACTATGATAGAAATTTTACTTGATCGATTTCTTATTTATAATGCTAAAGGAAATGATAGAATAATTAATAATAAAATAAAATATAATGATAAAAAAATAATAACATATATTCTTGTGTTAAAAAAAAATAACTATGAAATACTTCAATGGGATTGGGATAAAAAATTAGATATTGAAATTAGATGTGAAGTAAAAACAGCTATGGTTAAATATTTTTCAAGTTATAATAAAGAAATATATCATTATTTTAATTTTATAAAAAACAAAAAAGATGATAAAGGTATTTTTGTATGGAAAGCATGGAATAATCAAGCAGGTCGTATAAGTTGTGATACACCATATAAATATATGTATTTAGAATTTGGTAATAATATAGATTTTACTAAAAATACAAAATATATACATGATTTTTTTTATAATTTAGATATTTCATATAAAAAAGGCTTAAAAGATGAAGTTAAATATATAACTAATGATATTAATATTTTTTGTGAAGAATTAGATAAAACCATAGAACAGACTTGTAATGATTTTTTTAATCTAAACGATAATATAAATGATGAAGTAGATGATGAAATCTTTTAATTTATCAATTCCATATTTTGAATTAAATTCAAATATATTAAATTAAATTAAATCTAATTTTCATAATAAAATAAACAAATGATTATAAATTATTATCATTATTCATCAATGAATATTTCATACACCGTCAAAATACATAACCTCAAATTCTGCGTTTTTGGTTCTTATTCAAATATTCTATTATTTTTTTTATAAATTTAAAATATTTACAATACTTTATAACGAAATATTTTTTTGGCATTTTATAAAATTTCACATTTTTTTTTTGGCATTTTATAAAAATTTACATTTTTTTTTTGGCATTTTATAAAATTTCACATTTTTTTTTTGGCATTTTATAAAAATTTACATTTTTTTTTGGCATAATTATAACTATTCATACTTAATTACATAAAATAAGTTATTGGTGATATTATGTTAATTTAATATTTTTTAATTTTTTATTTGATAATAATAAAGTATAATAAACATAAATTTTACAAAAAAATGCCAAAAAAAATGCCAAAAAAAATGCCAAAAAATTTGCCAAAAAAAATTTAGTACATTTTTTCAAATTTTTATTTATAAATTTTAAAATGAAAAAAATTTTTTTTTGTTTTTCATTTTTCAAAAATTTTTTTTTTAAGCATATTTTTTTTTTGGCATTTTTTTTGGCATTTTTTTTGGCATTTTTGTTTTTTATAATCACCAATATTTTTTATTTTTATTTATTTTTATGATAACTTAAACATAAATATATATAATTATATTTATTTTTATTTTTTTATTTTATTTTATTTTCAATATTTTTTTGGCATTTTAGAATAAAATAAAAAAAATGCCAAAAAAATTTGGCATTTAAAGACAGATCATTAAAAATCACAAAAATCGCAAGTTATAGTGTATATATAACAAGGTCATTTTATGACTTCTTTTAAAGGATAGATCACATCCTAAAATATATTTAATTATAAGGTATTTTTTATAAGAATATTTCTTGCAGCTTGATAATCTCTATCAAGTTCG